CTCATCCTCGAGGCGACGATCTACGCCGGCGCGCTTGTCGCCAAGGGCGCCGCGGCGCGCGGAATCGCGCGCGGCACCGTCTCGGCGACCTCGGGATTCCTCGGCATCCTCAAGCAGGGCGGAGTCACCGGCGACGTCGTCGAAGTCGTCACGGCCGGAACGTTCCGAACCTCCGTCAACTTCACCGTCGCGGCGAGCGACGTCGGGACCACGGTCTACGCCGTGAACACGACGACCGTCTCCGACAATCCCGCCGACATCACCAACTCGGCGACTACCAACATGCCGATCGGCAAGATCGCGGTCGTGCACGCCACCGGCGCGCTCGGCACGAACGACGTCGAGATCGCCTTCGAGGCCGACGCGAGGAAGTCCGTCTGATGCGCGTTCGCATCGACTACCTCCCGCCCGTCACGGTCCGCGAGGACCGCGGCGTGCGGACCGTCGTTCCCGAGTTCGATTTGCCGAAGGGCTGGACGCTGCTCGAGCTCAAGACCGTTCTCGAGCGCCGCGAGTTCCGCATGGTCGACGTCGACGCCGAGAAGGCCGCCGAGGCCGAGGCGAAGCGGGCGGCCGCGGCGAAGCGGACGAAGGTTCCGCAAGAGGCCGGCAAGCCGTGACGTTGTGGGATGGTGCTCTGGCCGACCTGGCTTCCGTGCTCTCGAGCGCGGAGTTCGGAGAGACGATCTCCTACCAGCCGGCAGCCGGCGGCACCTTCCCAATGCTCGCGCAGGTGATGCGCCGCGAGCCCGAACAAGGCTCCGACATCACCCAGGCACAGTTCGCGTCGGCCGTCGTGGTGGTCCGCAACTCCGCGACGCCGACGATCGGAATCACGAACCCGCTCGAGGGACGCGACCGGATCACGCTCGCGATCCGCGTCGGCCAGGCGCCGCGCTCGTGCGTCGTCTACCGGGTGCTCTCCGGAGACGCGTCGGCGTGGTTCCTCGAGGTGCGCGCGTGACGACCTCGAGCGCAACGATCCTTGAGGGCGACGCCGCGCGGATCGACATCAACAACCCGCGCGTCGGCGATCTCTTCGCAAAGGCTCCCGCCGTGATGTTCTTCCACGTGCGCGACACCGTCGGCGCGATCATGGGATCGCACCGCCGCGAGTTCCTGGCGAGAACCGAGGTGAAGTTCAAGGGGGGCGGGATGCGCGTCGGGAACATCACCGGCCGCGCCTCTCTCTCGAGCGGGCCGGCGACCTCGTGGGACGTGCGGCGCTCGTTCATCTATGAAGTGTCGCCGGTCGACAAGGTGCCGCCTCCTGGCGTCACTCCGGACCTGGCGCAGATCGCGGCCGCGAGCGCGACGACGTCGCCGGCCGCGCTCGGCCTCGAGAAGGGCGGCACGTTCCCGCCGCGCGAGGGCCGCTACCAGGCGCTCCCGATCGGGATCACGCTCGACAGCCTCGGCCGCGTCAAAGGCAAGTGGACGAGCCCGACGCGCTTCCTCCAAGGGAAGCAGAAGAAGGAGCTCGTCGCGGTTCGCAAGCTCGCCGGTCCGGGCAGGCAGCCGAACCTCGTGCTCTACTGGAAGAAGAAGACCGGCCGCGGCAAGGGACGGAAGGAGGTGCTCCTTCCGGCGTTCCTGCTCGTGCCGCGAGTCACGCGCAAGCAACGGTTGAAGTATCTCGAGACGTGGAAGAACCTCGAGGCGAACCGAGGCGAGCGCCTCCGTGCAATGCTCGACCGCGCCGCGAAGGAGATGCAGAATGGCTAGCACGCTTCGCCAGAACATCGTCGACGCGATCATCGCGGCACTCTCGACGATCCGGATCTCGAACGGTTACGAGACCAACGTCGCGACGGCAGCGGGCGGAGGGGGCGCGGTGAAGATCCAACCCGACTCCAACTTTGAGACCGTGCGCCCGTTCCTCATCGTCTCCATCGACGAGGAGCAGAAGGACGACCGCGCGAACACCTACATCGAGCCGACCGCGTCGGGCACGGTGGCGTGCCGGCCGGCGCCCGATGCGACGACCTCTCCCGATGATCTGACCGAGCAACTCGTCGGCGACGTCGAGAAGTGCCTCCTCGGCCAGCGGTTCGCGGACCCGATCCTCGGCCTCGCCTACGTGGTCGACTTCTACGTGGACGGGCACCAGAAGTATCCGCAGACGGCGCAGAACGCGCTGGGCGCCGAGGTGCGGTTCCGCGTGCGCTACCGTCACGCTCTCACGAACCCGCGCCTGGCGCCTTCCTGACGTGGCGTCGATCCTCGAGACAGCCGGCGCCGTCGCGATCGAAGAAGTCGCCGCGGTGATCCAGACGCCAATGGACGGGCAGCCGATCTTCACGCGACTTGTCGACACCCGGCCGCATCGCCGCGTGACGTTGTCGTGGGCGCCGATGACTCACGCGCAGAAGATCGCGCTCGTGCGGCACTACATCGAGAACGCGAACGCGGAGTTCGCCTATCAGTTCCCGCGCGGCGGCGAGACGATCAAAGCGGTCTACGTCGCACCTCCGCGCTTTTCCCGCTTTTCGGCTCGGGCGTGCGACGGCCAGGCCGAGATTGAGGAGCTCGTCGCGTCGGACACCTAACCAATGCCTCTAGTTCGCAACACCCAACTGCTCGCGCAAGTCGAAACCCTTCCGAGCACCGAAGCGACGACGTTCGTCGCCGCCGACTTCGTCGACGTCCTCTCCGCCGAATGGTCGCAGACTCGGAGCACCGTCGAGCGCATCCCGGCCTCGCCCTACTTCTCGCGTGAAGTCGAGGGCATCGGCCGCGGCCAGGCGCAGGTGTCCGGCTCCGTGGACGTGCGCGGCTCCGGCGCCGCGGCGACGATCCCGCAATACTCGACCCTGCTCGAGGCGTGCATGATGCAGCGCGCGACGGTGTCGGTGATCAACACCTCGGCAACGTCGCAGGTGCTCTACGTGGGCGACGTGCTGACGGGCGGCACGAGCGGCGCGCGCGCCGTGGTGTTGAAGAATCACGCCGCCGGCGTGACGACCATCACCGCTTGGCTCGAGGGAACGCCGGCGTTCTCCGCGGCCGAGGCGCTCAACTCGGCGCACTACGGGGCCAGCATCGGCACAACCGGCGGCACGCCGACCGCGGCCGGAACCGGGATGACGTGGAACACGACCTCGACGAAGGCCTTCACGTTCGCGACCACCGGCTCGTGGAGCGGCAGCGCGCTCGACGGCGACACCGTGAAGGTGGTCGTTGCCGGCGTGGTGGTGGGGGCGCTGCAACTCGTCGGCGCGCCGTCGGGCACGACGACCACGGCGGAGTGGATCTTCGGGACCCTTCCCGCGAGCGCCTCGCTCACGAGCTCGAGCGGCGGCACGGCGACCGTTGCCGGTTCGCCGGCGATCACGCAGACGATCTCGAAGACTCTCACCATGCGGCACAACCGCGGCAAGCTCGCGCGCAACCTCGTGGGCGCGCGCGGCACGTGGACGATGACGGCCGAGGCCGGATCGACGGGACGCTGGGCGTTCACGTTCACGGGCAAGCCGGGCACCCGCACTGACACCGGGTTCGTGACCGGGATCACGATCCCGACCACCGTCCCGCCGCGCCTCTCCGGCGGGTTCGTGGTGATCGACGGCGTGCTGATCCCGGTCAAGTCGTTCGAGGTGACGATCGGGAACAACGTGGTCATGCGTTCCGATGCCAACTCGAGCGAAGGCGACATCGGTGCGGAGATCACCGGGCGCGATCCGCGGATCACGATCCAACTCGACCAGGTGGGGATTACCGCGATGGACTTCTGGACCAAGTGGGCCGCCGGCACGACGCAGACAATCGGCGCGCAGTTCGGAACCTCGGCCGGTAACCTCGTCTCATTCTGTGCACCGCGAGCACAGATCCTCGAAGTCTCCGATGGCGACCAGGACGGCGTCGCGACGCAAACGATCTCCTGGCGCCTGACCAAGATCGACGCCGACGCAGACGACGAGCTAGTCATCGCGCACATCTGAACCGATGCCCGTTCCCGCTTCTCCCGACGACGTCTCAACCTCTGATGGCTACGTGCTCCCGAATCACCGAGGCGACCCAACCGCTCCGCGGTTCACGCTTCGGTGTCTGCGGCACGTGCAGCGCGCGAAGCTCGAGGACCTCTCGGGCTACGACCAGGCCACCGCGGAGATCCGGCCGAACACCGGAACGCGAACGCTCGAGACGGTTCGGGCCGGCCTCGTCGGGTGGGAGGGCGTCACGCGGGCCGGAGCTCCGGTGCCGTGCGAGCTCACGCGCGAGCTCGTCACCGTCCTCGGCCACCGGCAGAACGTGGTCCGCGAGAACGTGCTGCAGGTGCTTCCGTGGGAGTGGCTCGAGGAGCTCGCGCGCGAGATCCTCCGGCTCTCGACGCTCACCGTCGACGAGGGAAAAGGCTGACCGTCGCCGCCCTTGTCGCGTTCGACCCGGCTGGCTACGGGGCGCTCGAGAACGATTGCACGGAGTGCGGTCACCCGTGCAACGTCGAGCGGCGCGCGGAGTGGGGCTGCGACGGACCGACCGCGACGAACGCGTTCTTCCGAATCGACTGTGTCGCGTGCCACGGTCGCGCGCCGTGGGTCGCGTCGTGCTCGACGTGCGAAGGGACCGGCGTCCATGAAATCCGCGAGTGTCCGCGCAAGCTCGCCGGACCGAAGGAGCGCTGGCTCCTGCAAGTCGCGTCGGTGTGCGAACAGGGGCAACAGGCATTCGCCGGTGTCGGGTTCGCGGAGCTCCCCGCGCCGATGCTCGACGCGATCGGGATCGTGATGCAGGTTCGGAACCACCTCGAGAGAGAGGCCGCGCAACGCGCGAGCAACTGACGCATGGCACAGACTGAATCTAGGGTCCTCGAGATCGTCGCGAAGGTGAAGGACCTCGCCTCCTCGGGGTTCGTCAAGATCGCGCAGGTAGTGGGGAGCGCGATCAAGGGAACGCTCATCGGATCGCTCAAGCTCCTCTCTGGCGCCTTCGAGGCCGTGCGGAAAACGATCCTCGGAATGGGCGCGCTCGCGCTTGGCGCGTTCGGGTTCCTGCGGGCGGGAGGCCTCGCGAAGGACATCATCGACACCACCGCTTCGCTCGAGCGCCTGGCGCGCGTCTCGGGAACCACCGTCGAGGCCTTCTCAGGACTCAAGGGCGCGTTCTCGCTCGCGGGCTTCGAGGACGCGCAAGTCGAGAACATCCTGAAGCAACTCACGAAGGTGAAGACGGCCGTGCTCTTTCGGGGCGAGGGCGGCGACCGCGCCGGCGCCGCGCTCTCGGCGCTCGGGATCTCGATCGACGACCTGCGGAAGATGGGCGCCGACGACCTGCTCGTGCGGATGGCCGACGGCCTCGAGCGCGTCGGCTCCGAGGGCTCGAGGATCGGGCTGCTCTCGAAGGTGTTCCCGGAGACCTTCCAAGAGATTTCCGGCGTGCTGCTGCAAGGCCAGGGGCGCCTCAAGGCCTACCTCGACACCGTGCGCGAGTATGGCGGCGTGGTGTCGAAGGAGACCGTCGCGGCCGCGCGCGCGATCCAGGAGACGGCGGGGCGCACGGCGCTCGTGCTCGGCGGCGTGCTCCGCGATGCGATCGTCGAGCTCGGCACCGAGTTCAAGCCGTTCGTCGACAGCTTCAACGAGTTCGTCAAGGCGAACCGCGCCGAGTTCGTCGAGCTCCTGAAGTCCCTCGTCCGAACGCTGATCGACCTCGCCGCGGCCGTCGGGAAGGTGGTGGCGAAAATCGCGATCTTCTTTGCCGAGGGATTGCCAGGCCTGGCCGATGCGCTCGGCAAGATCCCGATCATCGGAAGCTCTCTCGCGGCCGCCGTCGAGAAGCTCACGAGCGAAGGCGAGAAGATCGAGGCCAGGAAGAAGCAGATCCGCGACCTGGCCGACGAATACGTCAAGCTGGCGAAGGCAATCGAACAACGCAATGCCAGCCTCGGCAACAAAGCGCTCCGTGCAGACGTCGGGCCGGAGGGCATCGAGAAGCGCACGAAGGAGCTCGAGGACTACAAGGCGAAGCTCGAGGAGCTCCGCACCTCGATGAACGCGCTCTCGAACGCGAACGACGCGGAACGCGGCGTGCTCACCACGGGAACGACCGGGCTCCGTGGCGACGCGCAGAAGGCCGTCGACATGGCGAAGGTGAAGAGCCTCGTCGAGAACCTGCGGAACGGTATCCCGACCGCGCAGGCGCCGGCCGCGATGCCGCAAGACACGGGCACCGACCAGCCGGCGCAGGAGCCGGCGTTCCTCAAGAGCCTCGGAGAGGGCATCGCGAAGACCACCGACAAGTGGCGCGACTTCACGGGAGCAGTGAAGGAAGCCGGCGCCGACCTGGCCGAGACCGGCCTGAACGGGCTGACCGGCGCCTTCGCCTCGATCATCCTTCACACCAAGTCGTGGAAAACGGCGTTCAAGGATCTTGGAAAGCAGATGCTCGAGACGATCGCGCAACTGATCCCCAAGCTCATCATCGTGAGGACGCTCTCGAGCATCTTCGGCGGGACGGCCGGCGCCGTGCCGCTCGCGGCCGAGGGCGGCGTGTTCTCCGGCCAGGTGTCGCGCGTGCTTCCGGTGAAGTCCTACGCTCGAGGAGGCATCGCCGACCGGCCGCAAATGGCGATCTTTGGGGAGGCCGGACAGGAGGCCTTCGTTCCCCTGACCGGGGGCCGCATCCCGGTGCAACTGCGCGGCGGAGCTCGAGGCGGGCAGACGGTGGTCTTCAACATCCAGGCGATGGATAGCCAAGACGTGAAGCGCGTGCTGCAGCGCGAGCGCGGCACGATCCTCGGGATCTGGCGGAACGGAGTCGAGCACGACAGGAGCGCCGTCAACACGATTCGCGAGGGGGCGCGATGACCGTCGTCGGCGCGAGCGTGCACCAGAACGGCGCCGTCACGGTGACCAACCAGGAGACGTGGGCGATCGCCGCGCGCCTGCCGGCGTCCAAGCTCGCCGGCGGAACCGGGACCTGGGCGTTCGCCGCGTTCGGCCAACTCGGCTACTTGCGGGTGCTCGCGGGAGGCACCGGCCAGGCGACGGCCGAAGTCGCGCTCGGCGACTCGAGCGGGCCGTTCCTCGACGCGTTCACCCGGGTGTCGTTCATCGACGCGCCTCTGCAGACCCCGCTCCGAGCGCACCCGTGGATGTTCGTTCGCACCTACGACACCGTGCTCGCCGGCGCGCGCGGGACGTGGGACGGCTCGAAAGACGTCTGCATCTGGGCGCGCATCGCTTTGAACGGCGACCCGCCGGCGAGCGTGGCCGGCAGCTTCAACCTTGCCGGGATCTCGATCTACGCGTTCCGCATCAACGCGCTGACCACGAACCAATGGTTCGCGGACCGCTACACACCGGCCTCCCCGGAGGCGAACAACGTCGAGGCCAGCGGGTTCTTCAACTTTCACGGCTCCTCGACGTTCGGCGTGTTCGACACGGTGGGGAAGGAGTGGCTCGTCTTCGCGTCGACGCAATACCAGCCTGGCATCGCACAAGGCGCGCCGCTCTTCCAGACGGTGATCCTGCCGACGGGCTCGTTCGCGTCGGTCACTCCGGTGCTCGGATGCGACCTCCGCGCCGGCTCCTTCGCTCGAGGACCTGGCTCGAACCCGAATCGGACCTTCTACAACCAAGGCGGCGCGCGCGTGTTCACGGTGGCGAACACCGCGATGCAGCTTGGCGTCCGCGGCTACGACTGGCTCGCCACCGCGGGGCAGACGTCGCGCCTCTGGAAGTGGGAGTGCTTCGCGATCCGCGTCGACAAGCTCGGATTCTTCCAACACGTGACGAAGGACAGCGCGACCGCCGGCCGAGTCTTCACGGACCAGCCGACCTTCCCACCCGGTTACGAGGCGCTGAGCTCGACGCGGCCCTACGTGGCCGATCTCGAGGTGCTCGCGAATGGCGCCTTCCTCAACGACGAGATCACCGGGCAGACGCGTAGCCACATCCCTCTGCTGTGGTGCAACGCGCCAGGCGTCTACCTCGCGACGCCGGAGCTCGCCACCTACACCCATCACTACACCGAGGGCAGCAACGGCATCGTCGGGGCGCAGCACAAGGGCGTCCGCGCCGACCTCCTCGAGCTCCGCGCCTCGTGGTTCCAGAACCCGCTCGACGGAGTCGGAACCGGGGCGAGCTACAAGGTGACCGACTTCACGCTCGCCGCGTGGATCTGGGAGAACAACCCCAACTTCACGAGCTACCCGGCCGCGGTCGTCGGGCCGGACATCGTGATCGTGCCGGGCTACGAAGCCGTCTCGACGGCCTCGCTCCCCGACTTCTCGATCGTGCCGGACGTGCGATACGAGGAGGAGCTCCTCCACCCGCGCAACACCTTCGAGGCCGCGACGGGCGAGCTCTACACCTGGCCACGGTTCGCGGCGCCGCGCCGGCGATTCATGCTCCGATGGTCTGGCATGACGGCCGCGCAACGGAACACACTCCTGGCCGACTTCCGCGCGTCGCGCTCGTGGCGATGGAAGCCGGTCGGCGAGTCGACCAACGTCGCGCTGATCCTCGTCGGCCGGCCGAAGTCCGACGACGTCGGCGTCCTTCACGTGGTGTCCGCCGAGTTCGTGGAGATCACCTACACGGGTCCCTGACGATGCCGAGCCTCCCAACTTCCTGGCGAACCGCGTCGCAACTGCTGCACCAGGCCTCCGGGTGGGCGTGGCTATGGGAGATCACGGCCGACCGCGCAACGGGCGGGCGCACCGTGTTCCGCATCACCGCGCAACCGACGACCGTCGTCTACGCCGGCATGACCTTCTACCCGGTGCCGATGATGCAAGGCGCGATCGCGGAGAACGCCGAGGGCGACTTGCCGCAACTCGCGCTGACGATCGACAACAGCTCGCGCTTCCTCGCGGGCTACTTCTCCGTGGGCGCGGGGTTCATGGGGCAAAAGGCGCTGGGCTGGCTCGTGAACCTCGGCGACCTGACGCAGGCCGCGCTCTTCCGGTTCGTGGTCGCCGGCGCCTCCCTGACGGAGACGGCCGTCGATCTCCGCCTCGAGATGACGAATCTCTCGAAGTTCCAACTGCCTCAGCAACGCTACTCGGCGCGCGTGTGCCGGTGGCTCTTCGGTGGTCCGGAGTGCGGCTACGTCATCAACGCGGCCGCCGCCTACACGACTTGCGACCGCACACTCGGCCAGTGCAACGCTCGAGGGCAGGACATGGCGAACCGCAACTTGCCGAAGCTCCAGCCGCGGCGCTTCGGGGGCTTCCCCGGGATCTCCGAGACATGACAACGACCCGCCTTGACCCTCCGCACGTGCGAGCTCAGGAGCTCCTCGGCATCCCGTGGAAAGAAGGCGGGCGCACGCGCCTCGGTGCCGACTGCCTCGGCGCTGCTCTGATGATGCACCGGCTCCTCGGCATCGTCGCGCGCGACCCGTGGGTCGCGTGGTCGGAGCGCTGGCGCGCCGGCGCCAGGTTCGCGGACCTGGCCGACGAGCTCGCGGGATGGCGCGCCGTTCCCGTCGACGCCGAGCGCATCGTCGGGGACACGGCCGTGTGGTCCAACGGCTCGCACGTCGCGGTCTACGTCGGTGCCGGGTGGTGGCTGCACTCGACGCGCGAGATCGGAACCTACCTGGCCGAGGATCGTTTCGTGCGTGCGCGCATCGCTTCGGTGTGGAGACCGATCCCATGATTCGCGTCTACCGGGCCGACTCCGTTTTCGACGCGTGCTCGAGGGGCGCGCTCGAGCTCGACGCGCTCCCCTGGCAAGGGCAGACGGTGGCCGAGGTGCTCGAGCACGCGCGCGCCTCGCGGCCGCAGTGGGCGAGCACGCAACTCGCCGCGGTGATCGACGGCCGGCGCCTCGAGCGCGACGAGCACGCAAACGTGGTCAACGACGACACCGCCGTGCTCGTGCTTCCGGAGGTGCACGGCGTCGATCCCCTGACGCTCGGCATCGCGCTCCTGATCTCGTTCGCCGTCTCGTTCGCCTACTCCAAGCTCGTCGGCACGCCGAAGGCGCTTGTCCCGGCTGAGCGCGGGGAGACGCGGTCGGCCACCTACCAGTGGGATGCGATGCAGACGGAGTATCGACAGGGGTTCCCGATCCCCTGGGTGCTCGGCCGGCACATGGTCCCGGGGCAGGTGATCTACGCGGACGTGTTCGCGTCGAGCGGAGGCATCAACATCGGGCCGAGTGAGTTCCTCCGCGTGATCCTGGCGCTCTGCGAAGGCCGCATTCGCGCGATCGGCGGAGTTACCGGCGGCGTCCTGGGCGAGGATGACGGCACCTACGGGCGGGGCCGCGGCGGGTTCGTGGGGCAGACTGACCCGTCGGGCGGGCTCCTGCCGGCGGGCGTCGAGGTGAACGGCAACCAACTCGACGCGACGCTCGCGCTCCCCGGCGCGCGCGCCTGGCTCCGTATGGGAGAGGTGCAGCAGACCCCGCTCCCGACCAACCCGTTCCGCGGCGTGACCTCCCTCGTCGCCGTGGACCAAGGCCTCGACGAGCTCGGCCAGGTGGGGATCGGCACGATCTCTGACGCGCAGGACATCACGACCATTGCGGGAATCCTGACCTTCCGCGGCGGGCTCTACTCGCAAGACGCGCAGGGCAACCTCTCGGCCGCGTCGGTGTCCTACCTGATCGAGTGGCGCAAACAGGGCGAGGCTCTGTGGCGCTCCGGACGCTCGTTCACGGTCGCGCCGACGACGCCGTTCCTCTCGCCTTTCTCGGTGACGTGGTCCTTCGATCCCGTGCCGGGAAGCAACGTCGCCGGTCCGCTCGAGGTGCGCGTCACCAGGACGACGCCGTCGGGCGGCTCGGTGTCGTCGGTGTCCTCGAGCTCGTGGCGGCAACTGATTTGGAATCTCAACGTCGAGCTCGCCTATCCCGGGGTGGCGCTGCTCGGCCTCGAGCTCCAGGCGACGGAGAAGATCTCCGGAGGGCGCCCCAACTTCCGGGTGCCCGTCGACGGGAGCCTGGTTCGCGTGTGGGACTCGGCGATCAACTCGGGCCTGCCGAGCTCGCGCGCCTATTGGGACGTGCCGGCGTCCGGCGATCCTTACTTCGGGATCTGGACCTACCCACCCGGCCGCAACCCGGCGTGGAACACCGTCGAGCTCCTGACGAACACGAAGGCGCTCGGCCGCGTCGTGACCGACGCAGAGATCGACTGGCCGGCGTTCGCGGCGTGGGCCGCCTACTGCGACGGCGACGTTCTGACCGGCGGCGTGAACGAGGCGCGCTTCCAGGTGGGGCTCGTCATCGACGATCCGGGCAGCGCGCTCGACAAGCTCCTGCAGGTGTGCCAGGCCGGCCGCGCGATGCTCGTGCTCCGCGGCTCCGTCGTCTCGGTCAAATACGAATACGCGGCCGCGCACTCGCGAGGCTCGACATCGGTCGCCGCGAAGACGAGGGTCCAACTCTTCACGACGTCCAACGTCAGAAACCTCGAGGTAACCAGGCTCAACACGTTGGCGCGGCCGGCGCGAATCGAGCTACAGATCCTCGACGAGGCGCTTGGATACCGGCACAACCCGGTCCCGGTGGTGGACCCGGCCGGAGGGTTCGACGACGTCTCGGTCCTCAACCCGGTGCCCTACACGTCGAGGACGGTGCAGCTCTACGGCGTGACGCGCCGATCGCAGGCCAAGCGCGAGGGCTTGTTCATGCACGCCGTGAACCGAACCGCGAAGGAGGAGATCGGGTTCGACGTCGCCACCGAGGCGCTCGGCGCCGACGTCGGGCAGGTGGTCGGCGTGCAGCACGACATCCTCCGCCCGTTCACGACTGACGCGTTCGCCTACCGGCTCGCGGCCGCGGTGACGGCCTCGAGCACGATCACTCTCTCGCACTCGGTGACGCTCGCGGCGCTCGCCACCTACGCGATCGTGATCCGCGAGACCTCCGGAACGATCACCGAGACCGTCGTGACGTCGGGCGCTGGCACCTACGCCGCCGGCGCGCCGATCACGATCGCCGCGACGATCACCGCGCCGAAGAGCGCTCCGATCGCGTTCGGGCGCCAGGCCGCCGTGGTGACCGACTATCAGATCCTCGCGCTCACGCTGAACGAGGACACGACGCGGCACCTGCGCGCGATCACGTGGGACGCGTCGGTGCACGTGGATCCGGACGTCGGCGGCTCGCTCACCGACGAGGCGCCGGTGACCATCATTTCCGGAAGCACCGCGCTCGCGCTCGAGCAACGGGTCGCCGCGTCGGTGCCGCTTACCGAGATCCGCGTCGTGCCGACTCAGAGGCCAGGCCGTTCGCTCGTGCAGTGGGCGAAGCCTGCCGGCCAGGAGTCGACACCGTTCCGAGTGTGGGCGAAGCCTGCCGGCGCGAGCTCGTGGTGGGTGCTCGGCGAGACGAAGGCGACCGAGCTCGAGTGGACCTTCGCGCCTGGCCAGTCCTACACGGTGGCCGTCTCGGCGCAGAACCGCGCGGGCGTGTGGCAACTCCCCGACGAGGCCGCGAGCCTGAC